AGGCTTTGATGTAGCCATGCTGCACATTCTTAGAGTAGTCAAAGCTGGTGGCAAAGAGCGACTCTCTATCCCAGATTCCCCACTGCCCTAGAGCATAGACTTCATAGTAAGTCTGGCTCACTGACTTCAGTGCCTCCATCCTTGTGACATACTCATCATCGAGGAAGTCCAGAGCATCACGGTAAGTGCCATGCAGCCGGAGTATTTGCTTAGCTTCATTCTGAGGCACATCATCAAAGAACCGTTTCTTAATCCAGTGGCTATCTGATACTGGATTGAATGTGAGAAAGAATCTCTTTGGATGCTCTGACTTACCCCTGAGTCGGAGAGTTATCTGAGTAAAGTCTTCTAAAGTCAGTTCAGTTGCCTCCTCAATCCAGATATACTTAGCCTGGCTAAGTGACTTGAGCTTCTCAGGATCATCACAGCCAAGAAAGACAATCTTGTTAGTGCCTGACTGAAGTTCCATGTAGCCTGTCTTAGCCTTGATGAGCTTATCCAGCCCCCATTGGCTAATCTTGTTTCTGAAGTCAGCAAAGACTGAGTTCCTGATGGTGGCAGCTACCTTACGGATTACAAAGAAGGTCTGGAATTGATTGGTCTTGTTGTCGCATATTTCAGCCAGGAACAGTTGAATCATGGTCTGGCTCTTTCCGCTACCAGCTCCACCCCATAGGATATTATAAGTCTTTGGGTCTGTTACTGCCTCAAGGTACTTCTCCTGCCACAGGTCAGGACTTGAGAGATCAACCTTCGGCATCAGCCTCTTGCTCTGCTCCCTTCTTGTTTGGTCTAGGCTTAATGACCTCTACCACTTGCATATTGACCTGCTCCTGATTCATCAGCCCCAAATCTCTGGCAATGATGTTGTGATTAAATAAGCCACTTGCAGCCCCTTCCAGCTTGCTGGTGTAGATGGCCTGCTCTATGCGTGTAAAGACACTACCAAAGTCTTTTGATTTAGTCTTATACTCTGATAGCTTAGTCCAGCAGGAGAAGCCACAAGCAAGCGCAAAGCCTTCCTTGGTCAGCAACCTTTTCTTTGGCAGATTAACCTCAGTTGCATCCTTGCCTCTGAAATCAACTTCAATCAGTGGAGTTTCTTCTGCCCACTGGACATACTGCACAAAATTCTCCCAAATTTCCTCTGGAGTCTTGAATCTTCCATCTAGCCCATGCTTCAGCCTGAGCATCCAACATTGATTTCCTTTCGGTGCTGCCATAAATTGTACCGGGATTGCTCCCCTTGTTTTGTGGTTGATTATTTCTTCTTCTTGACTGTCTTCTTGCTCTTGCCGGCAGCAGACAGTGCCATTGCTACTGCTTGCTTTTGCGGATAGCCTTTCTTCATCTCCATCTTGATATTCTCACTGATGGTTTTCTTGCTTGATCCCTTTTTGAGTGGCATAGTTTTAAAGTTTGTGCAAAGATAGGTATTTCAGAATTGACTCATAGACTTCAAGCTGATTTGCCCATCTGCGCTTATAGCCAGGAGCAGCATCACTAAGTGCTAGCTTATTTTTTAGCTGAGTGATTTTTCTGCCAAGGTAATCCCGGCAATCTTGACTTGTCATCATTGGTTCTTCAAGGGTATAAAGTAAATCATTGGAGTAAGTGCTTCTGCCTTCCCATTGTGCTGGGATTTGGCTGATGTGGATGCTAGAAAGGAATGTCATCTATGCTGAAGTTATCGTTTAGGTTTGGAGCTAAAATTTCGGGAGTTGGCAAGTAAGCATTTAAGTTAAGAAGCCCCAAAATTCTATTCATAGGATCACCACCATTGAACATAAATCTCCGCTTTGGGAAATTGTACTCAAACTGAATAAACCCTCTCTTGCCTACTTCCTTTCGCTTAATCTTTTTAGTGTGAAGCTCACAGACTGGGTCATTCGGATGAGTGTAAAACATCGGTCTGTGGTAGATTAAAATATTCCACATCTTATTATTCCACATCGCACCTCCGGCTAAATCATAGACATCTGGACAAGGGTAGTTTTCCTGGTTGTTCTTTTTGCTCCCTCCCTTTGGATGACTCAGGATAAAAAAGTAAACATTGTTTGAGTTGGCAAATCGAGCAAAATCTCCAAGGACTTGGCTGAGATATTGGTCATCTCTTCCACCTGCTCTGCTGATATCATTATCCATCTGGTTGAATGGATCAATGACACAGCCATCAACTTTCTCTTTGATGATTAGTTCAAGGAATCTCTGCTTGATGTAAGCTGGAGTAGGACTTTCAGTTTCTGGATAGATGTAAAAGAAATGGTCGCTAACCCAACGATAGGCTTTTTCATAGGCTTCCTTTGTCGGTCTGTAATTGTTTTTAGGCGAACATTCCTGCCCAAGTAGCATTTCGACAAGGTCATGGTAAAACATTTCTGCCGGGTTGTCCTCCGGAGGGAAGATGGCAAACTTTCGACCATAGAGTGCAGCATGGCATAGCATCATAAATTTCATTATGCTGGACTTTCCATGATTACCATGCCCAGACAGAAGAGTAATTTCTCCCCTCCTGAATTTAAAAAGGTCATCAAGCATAGGGATGCCAATGTTGTCAAGAAATGGCAAACCATTTTCTAGCAAGTCCAGAGCCTTGTCCATTACTGAGCTTCCATAGACAACATCCTTGGCAGGGATGGAAGTATCAAATAGCTCGGTAGGAGGCGCAACATCAATCTCCATCAGTGTCTTGCTATCAATGACCTTTCCGGCAGTCATTTCAGCAGTTCCAAATTGATTTGACCAGTATCGGTAGGCATTGGCTATGGTCTGCTCACATTCCTTCCGGCTGAAGCTGGTATCATTAGCTAGGAACTGGTTATCACAAAAGGCAAGACAGTCATATTGATCTACTCCGAATCGGCAGCAAGCTCCGGCAAAGCAGAGGATAAAGTGATTTCTCTGACCATCCTGAAAATATTGGTTTTTGCTTGCAGTCCATTTCAGGATTTTTGGGATAAGTTCAACCTTACTTTCATAGGTTGGCATTTGTAGCCTTTCATGCTTGATGTAGAGCTTGAAAGGAATTGACTCTTTGTTGATGTAAAGGTCAGGGTCATAGCTTTCAAAGCAGCCTCTGGCTATGTCCTTGTTCGCCTTGTCTGCCTGGCAATAGTCAATGGTTAGCGCATTAAAGTAATCCAGAAGTGCCTCATATTGTTCCTTGTACTTTTCGGCATCGGCTATCCGCATAAGTGCTTTCAGCCCTCCTCTTGGAGATACCCAGCAAGCATAGGTGTAAGGCTCAGAAATGATTATTGTTTGCAAGTCTCTGAGCTGATCGGGTCTAACATCATCCCAGTCCATGATGGCTAAACCGGATGCCTTTTTGAAGGCCACGGCTGCTCTTCTTGTGAACTGTCCTGAAAAGCAGATAAGGGGCAGCTTGTTCAGCTTAAAGTCTTTCTGTTGCTCTGGGTCTTGAATTGACCTGAGCTGCTCAATGAGTTCTTTTGAAGTGCCATTCTTGATTCTATCCAGAACCATGTCCACAGGGAAGAACTTTGGGTCATCTACCTTGCGGAAATTGTCAAAAAAGGTAACAGTCATAGGTTAGATTTGATTTGATTAATGAAGGCAATATGGTCAAAGTCCGCAGGAACAAGCTCTGGATATTTAGGTTTCTCAGGCTGATGACCTACTTTAAGGCAATGGCGCACATACTCTTCATAATTGCTATGGACTTCCTGTCTTAGTAGTATAGGATCATGCTCAGGATTTGCCGGATAATAATTTTGATTTACATTCTGATATGACTTCTGTTGCCTTGCCTTATGCCTATCAAATTTCTCTTGCCAATTATTGCTAATTGTCCTTTTCCAATCTATGACTTTGCTACCATTAGCCTTAGTCCAATCTGCATCTGCATAGTGGCTATAAACTTGCTGAACAAGCTCAAGTGGAAATCCTTTGTCTTCAAAGTAGGATCTTACTTCATCAACTGATGGAGCAATAAATTTCTTTTTCTCTTTAACTTTTTTCTCACCACCCTCTTTCTTAAGTTCTTTAGTTTTATAGTTACTTAGTTCTCCTATGTGGGTCAGTGCTTCTGACTGTGCTTTAGTCAGTGCTTCTGTTAGTGCTTCAGTACCTGCTTTGGTATTTTTGCCCCAAGCAACTACCATAGCTTGATGCTGATTTATTGCCTCTGAAACTAATCGAATGAAGCCAAATTCAGCCAAGTCTTTTATGCACTTTCGGTATGTTTTGTAATTACGAATGCCTGTGGCTTCCATCGTTATGGCAGATGGTAAGCCAAATTTTTCCTTTTGGCTCAACTTGTTCCAATGGTAAACCAAGTAGAAATAAAGCTCGGTATGAGCATGACTTACTTTCTCTGGATGCTGGAATCGAAACTCAAACCAAGCATCTGTTAATTGATAGCCATTCATACCAACATCTTGCTTAATTGTTTAAAAAGATAGATGGCATCTTTTGGACTTAATTTGTCCAAATGGTCATAATACTTATCAATAAGTATTCGATAAATCAGGACTATTTCCCGATCATAAAGGCCTTTATTTTGCCTTTGTAAACTTTCAATAAATTCAGGCTCTTGCCTAACTGCTTTAATAATATCATCTAGTTCCATAAAACAAAAACCCCATCCGGCTTTCCCTGCTACGACCAGCCGGAACATAGGCTGACAGGTACTTACCGAATGGGGCTTTAATATTTTTCATCTGTTCCAATTTAGCCGGGGTCGTAATCCGGGGCTTTCGCCATTGCAAACTTAACTACTTTTCCTCAAAAGCATTAATATGATCAAAAAACTTTTGCACCTCTTCCTCGCCCATGTCAAAAATCTGCCAGACTAAATCAACCACTGCTGAATTGATTGTGTCCTCAGCCTTAGCCATATCATCACCTAATTGAACTTTAAGAAACTTCTCAAACTGGGTGGCCTCATGTAGCAGCCTATTAAAGTGCATCTTGACATCATGCCTGAGCTGCTTATCTGAGTGCTTAATGACATAGCCTGTCTCCAGCACTCCCCTGATGAAACAGGTGAACTTAGTGAAGTCTCTCATAATCTTGTATTGATTTAAATATTTGGTAAGCTACTTGAGGCACTATGGCATTTCCTCCGGCCTTAATTGATTCGGCTCGCCACTTAGGAAAGGTAATAGAGTCCAATCGGTTGGAAAGCCCATCATCTCCAATACAAATTGGGGAGACAGATGGGAACGAGTCCCATAAATTTCGTTTATATGACTGCCTAAGTCGTCTCCCTTCCAATTCTCCGTTTTCCAATGCATATTCTTGTCCGATGCTCTTGGTGTTGGTAAAAGACCCTTCTTCGCTAAATCGTGTAGATTGTCTGTGAATTGTTCTGATGTTGTTCCTCCCGTCATTGTTGTTGGAGTGAGCAACAAACCAAATTCGGTCTCTTCTGTGGGGTGCGTTGACGGCACAAGCTGGAAGAACATACGGTTGTACTTCGTACCCTTCAGCTTCCAGGTCAGCCTGCACCTCGTGGAATACCAACCCTCCTGACCAATTAACAAGGCCGAAAACATTCTCGCCCACAACCCATGTCGGCTGAACTTCCCGAATGACTCTAAGCATTTCTGGCCAGAGGTGTCTGTCATCTTCTTTTCCAAGTCTTTTTCCGGCCATTGAGTAGGGCTGGCAGGGGAATCCTCCTGAAATAATGTCAATTGTTCCATGATACTTTTTAAAATCTGATTTAGTGATGTCTGTAAATTGTTCGGCATTAGGCCAATAATAGTGAAGGACTTTCTGTCCAAATGGATTCCATTCACAATGAAACACATTCTCCCACCCCATCCATTGAGCGGCTAAGTCAAAGCCACCAATGCCTGAGAAAAGTGATCCGTGCCTCATAGCCTTACTGCCCATGCGAAAAGAACAGTCATTCCAATCGCATAGCCAGTCATTATGAAGGCAAAGGTCATCCATGCCTGATGATGCCTGTGAGCCTCTTGGTAAGCCTCATCAATCTTAGTGTGCTGGATGTGCCAGAACTCATTAGTGTCCATCAAGTCAAGTATCTCCTTGCGCAGCTTAGCAGCCTGTTCTTTGTGGTAGTCTCTTGATCTACGATGATTGTCTGAATGCCTCCGGCACTCTGCCAGGTCTGCCTTTAGTTTGGTCAATTCTTCCATTGGTTAGATTATTTTTTTGCAAATAAAATGAAATGGAAATGGAAGCACCAAATATTTATTGAAAAACCATTAGCGATTTTTTAAACCACCATAAGGATGATTCTTTTCTCAGCTTATGCGTTGTATGTGGCAGAAAGCAATAGTTTTCTCTTTCAATTTTATTGATGATGTAGCGATTAGTTTGACAGTTTACATGACCGTCACCTGCTTGACCTGGAATAGCCCAAGACAGGATGATCATTTTGGGTCTGTTAACAACTAAATTGTCAAGGAATGTCTGCTCAAATTCCTTAGGAATATGCTCGCCCACTTCCAGACTCATGACCACATCAACTTGCTCTCCGCAATCAAATGGCTTACTAAGGTCAGCAACCTGACCAAGGCCTACTGTTAGTTGTGGTGTGTTCGGGTTGCCATCATAGGCATGCACTTTGTAATTGTAAGCCTGCAACAAGTGTGCATAGTCACCCATGCCACAGCCTAAGTCTAACACACTGTTAAAGTGATGCTTCTGGAATAGCTTTACAATAGCTCCGGCTAGTGGCCTATCGAATGCATGCCCTTCTCCGGTTGGATTCTCCCAGAATCCCTGCTCATTTATTTTCATATTGACTTTATTGAATAATAGTTATCAATCAGGCTGATTGTCTCATCAAGTGACCAGGAGACTATCACCATCCACTTGCGCTCAACCAGCTTGTCAAAGATAGCCAGCTGATGCTCTGATGGCTTATTATAGCCTACCTTCAGCTCAATGGCAAGGCCTGAGTAGCCATGCCTATGGTCAAGGATCATGCAATCAGGAATGCCAGCCTTCACTCCCATATCCTTGAGCTTTAAAGCCTCAAGTGCATGCCTGCTGCCTCCGTTCGGGCAGTGAAACCAAAATGCATTGATTGCATTAAGGTACTTAGCCACTGACTTCTGGAAGCTATCCTCACTGCCTTGGTAACGCTTGAAGGCATCATTGTGGCGCATTGGGTAGTCTGTAATCATTTCAAAAAAAAAACCTGCCAAATATTTTTGCAATTACTTTTGCAAACCTAAACCAAATTGGAACAATGGACTGCTTAAAAATTTCGGACTTCTGCCGGAAGTTCAATCTGCCTAATCATAGGTTTACAAGGTACAAAAGGCTCTTCCACACAAAGGAAGTAGAAGGCTATGTCAACAGATGGGTCAAGCTGGATGACTATAATCTTAGCCTGG